AACCGCGCCGTGGTGGCCCCTGCCACGACTGAGGGTTTTGTAAATAACACTGACCCGGCAGGAAAGCCGGCCAAGAATGATGGAGGTAACGACATGGAGTTCAAGAACGCAGATGAACTGCGCAACGGCTGTCCTGATCTGGTGAAAGAGATTGTGGACGAAGCCCATGCGGAGGCACAGAAGCAGGAGCGTGATCGTTTGGCTGCCATTGACGAGATCGCGGATGCAGTCCCGTCCGATCTGGTGGCCGAGGCAAAGTATGGTGACAAGGCTTGTTCTGCGGAGCAGCTTGCTTACCGTGCGGCGCTGGATGCAAAGAAGAAGGGCCACAAACTGCTGGATGATACCGAAGATGATGCAGATACCAGCGGCGCAAACAGCGTTGGCGGTGCTGCCCCGGACGGTGTCTCTGGCACTGGCACGAAGAACAAGAACCAGACCGACGCCGAAAAGCGTGCGATGGTCAAGAACCTGTTCCACCCGAAGAAGGAGGGCTAAACGATGGCTGAAAAAATGCTGAGTGAAAAGCTGGGCGAGGTTGAGTACGACGGCCTGATCGCAGGCGTGAACCCGAAAAAGCGCGTCGGCCCCGGCGTGATTGCTGGCCCGGAAGCAGAAACCACCTTTGTGCGTGGCACGGTGTTTGCCAAGAGCGCAAAGGATGGAAAGCTGCACATTCTGGGAACCGAGGCGTCCGGCGGCGATACTCTGACCGCTGACTGCATCCTGATTGAGGATGTGACTATGAAGGCCAGCATGGATGAAACCGTTGCAGTCTATCTGGCAGGCTGTTTCAACCCGGACAAGCTGACCGTCAAGGACAGCTACACCATGACCGAGGCAGACAAAGACGCACTGCGGATGCGGGACATCGTTCTGCTGCCTGTGGTCGAAATGTAACAGGAGGACGTTTCAATGGCAATTCTGATTAACTTCTTTGATAATGTTATCCTTCAGGCAATTTCCGAGGAAATTGTCCCGAAGGTCAGCTTTTTCAAGGATCGCTATTTCCCCACCGGGGCAGGTGACATCTTCAAGGCGAACGAAGTTCTGACCGAGTACCGTAGCGGCGACCGTAAGCTGGCGGCATTCGTGGATCAGAAAGCGGGCGACATTCCCATTGGTCGCCGGAGCTATGAGGTGCATTCCTATAAGCCCGCCTATATCGCCCCGTCTCGTCTGCTGACCCTCGACGAGCTGACTAAGCGTGGCTTCGGTGAGGCTCTGTATCCGGGCATGGATGAAGCACAGCGTGCCGCCCGCCTGCTGGCAGACGACATGAACGACATGGAAAACCGCATTGCCCGCCGCGAGGAATGGATGGCGGCGGAAACCATGATCGGCAACGGCTGTGTTATGCAGGAGTACATCGACGGTGCAACCAAGGGCGATTCTCTGGTTGTGAAGTTCTACGACGGCACCAGCGATCATACCTATACCGCTTCCAAGAAGTGGAACGAGAACGGTGGTGACTTCTGGGGCGACGTTAAGGCCATGTGCCGTATGCTGTCTGCTCGTGGTCTGCCTGCAAAAGACCTGATTCTCGGCACTGATGTGGCCGACTACATCCTGACTGACGAAAGAACCCGCCAGCTGCTCGATAAGAACAGCGGCATCATCGTAGGCGAGATTCGCCAGCAGCTCACCCAGTACGACGGCGTTGTGTTTATGGGTACGCTAAACTTCGGCGGTTTCATGCTGAACGTGTTCAGCGTGGACGAAACCTATGAGGACGAGACCGGCAAGAGCGCCAGATACTTCCCGGCTACGGCAGCTATGGTGACTGCGCCGGACTGCGGCCATATGATGTACGGCTCCATTACTCAGATGGACTACGGCAAGACCGACTACACGACCTATGCCGCAAAGCGTGTTGCAAAGCTGGTTGTGGATCAGGACAAGGATACCCGCAAGCTCCGTCTGGGCTGCCGTCCTCTGGCCGCACCCAAGACCTACTGCCCCTACATCTATGCAGCTGACGTTGTGGGCTAAGAGAAAGGAGCAGGAATATGAAGGTCGTTCAGATCATTTCCGGCGGCTATGGCTTCCGGGCGAAAGCTGGTGCACCCACGAAGCTGATTCTGGCGGGCGAGGTCGTTTGCGTTGATGATGCAGAGGCGGAACGCCTTGTGAAATTGGGCGTTGCCGCTGAAGCGGAACTGGATGCGGAAACTAAGGCCATTGTGGAGCAGGCTGACGCCGACAGCAACGATGTGGAAACGCAGGAAGAAGCATCCGAAGCCGAGGAAAAGCCCGGCAGAAAAGGCCGCAAGACGGCAGCAGAGTAAGCAGGTATTACCATGACCGACTTTTTGGAAATGGCAATGGCTGATATTGACGATGTGTTTTTTCAGGAGTTTGTAGAACAGCATACCATCGACGGAGAAACGTTTGATGTGGTGCCGTATGAAACCGGACTGAAAGAGCGCAAGTCACACTGGGAAGCCGGTGCCAAGCAAAACTTTGACCAAGGCTTGTACATCTCGCAAAAGCAGTTCTTTATCCGGGCGGCTGACTATGGCCCTGCTCCAAAGATTGGAAAGCCGATGGAGTACGACCGAATCAGCTACACGATAAAAAGCTGTCAAAATGAGCATGGACTGTATCTGGTCACGTTGGAGAGGGTGCGGCAGTAATGGCAAAGGCAATCTATGACGTGCAGGTGCCGAACATCGGTGAAGTGGAACGTGCACTGGGAGATATGCGGGATAAGGCCCCGCGGGCCATGAAAAACGCTGTCAACCAGACTGCGACGAGAGCCAAAAACATGATGATCCGGCAAGCGCGGCTTCGGTATGCTGTCAATTCTGCTGGCCGTCGTCACCTGAATGCGCTGAAAGTTCGCAACAGGGCGACAACGCAGAACCCGACGGCGGAGATTTTTATTTCCAGCCGGAGAAATGATCTGGGCGACTTCCAGTCGAACCCGTCTGTTCCGCATATGGGAAGGGACTGGGTGTTGTCGCCGGAGTTCCACACATCGCGTGTTTTGAAAAAATCGCCGATGGAAGCATTGACCGGCGGACATACGGCGCTGGGACAGGCAAGCAAGGGCTTTCTTGTGAAGTTTGACAGTGGGCACGTCGGCATGGTGCAGAGGTTGATCGGCCGTCCGGCGGCAAATCCGAAATCGACCAGATGGCGCAGTAAGAATGGCGTCGTAGAAAAACTCTACACCATGTCCAGCCCGTCTGCCAGTGCGATGCATAGCACCGTATGGAGAGAGGAAGTCGAGCCGGACAGCGAGATTATCTTGCAGGAACGGCTGCAGCATGAAGTATCCAAAATTCTGACGCAGGCCGGGAGGAAAACAAAGTGAGAGCGAGTAATTACACACCGGTTGACGCTGTGAAAAAGCTGCATGAAGAACTGGACAAGCTCTTTGCAGGAAAGACATTCAGTGGTCAAGGCAAAAATAAGCCGCTCAACATTTTCGATTTTGAATTTCCGACCGACTTCGGCAATGACGAGGATGTGGATACTGTGGCTGCAGCGGCTCCGTTTATTCTGGTCAAGGCAGCAGGTTGGAGCATTGATAAGATGGAAGAACCTGAAATGGTGGACATGAGCCTGATTATTTGCACATATCAGACACCTATTCGCAACAAAGAGGAAGGTGTGCGGGATAAAAAAGCTCCCGCCGTTCTGGATTTGTACAACATCATGCAGGATATTGGACAGCATTTCCGCGTCTACAACATCTTTGGTGATTATTTCAACGTGTTGCTTCCCATTGACTGCGCAATTCAACAGGACGATACAAGCCCGTATTACTTCGCTACGGTGCAGATGGATGTTACTTGTCCGAGCATGAGCAGCGAAAACAACCCGGAAATCGAGGAACTTATATGAGCAATGCAAAAAATACTCAGACCGAAAAGGCGGCTGCGACCGAAACTCCGGTCAAGAAGGATGGGCCGATGGTTTATTGCGGCCCGACGGTAAAAAACACGGTGAAGCAGTACACGGTGTACCATGACAGTAAGGCGGTGCCGGATGCGGTGAACCGTTTCCTTGATGCCGTACCGATGGCAAGGGGCCTGCTGGTGCCTCTTGATAAATTCAAAGATACTCGCGTGGCTCTTGAGAACCCCAAGAGCAGCGCGGGTATTCTTTTTGCCGCAGTGAAAGCGGCACTGAACTAAGGAGGGAGAGAACATGGCATACAAGCATGGCGTTTATGTTGCCGAGCAGGGAACCAGTATCGTGGCACCCGTGACGGCAACTGCTGGCCTGCAGGTCGTTATCGGCACTGCGCCGATCAACCGCGCAAGTGATCCGTATCACTGCACGAATACCCCCATGCTGGCAAACACGCTGGCAGGCGCAACTGCCGCAGTGGGTTACGACGATGATTATGAGAAGTACACCGTCTGCCAGAGCATGGGCGCAAGTTTCAAGGTCGTTGGCGTGTCGCCGATGATCCTGATTAACGTGCTTGATCCCAACAAGCACAAGAAAAATCTGCCGGAAAAAACTGTGCAGGTCAATGACGGCGTTGCAGTGGTGGAGGAAAAGGACATCCTGCTGGACAAGCTGACCGTTAAGGCAGAGGAAACTCCGCTGGCGGCTGGTACGGACTACACCGCAGCATTTGACGATAACGGTTATGTGAACATCGTGGTGATCCCCGGCGGTGCTGGCGACAGCGCAACGAGCCTGACTGTGAGCGGTGTCCAGATCGACCCGACTGCTGTTACCCCGGCAGACATCGTTGGTGCGGTTACTGCAGATGGTGTTGAGAGCGGCATGGAAGTCATTCGCCAGATTTTCCCGAAGCTGAACATGACCCCCGGCATTCTGCTTGCTCCGGGCTGGTCGGAGAATGCACTGGTGTCGGCTGGCCTGCAGGCAAAGACAAGCCACATCAACGGTGTTTTCAACTGCGTGTGCATCGTGGACATCGACAGCTCTACTGCCGGTGCAACCAAGTATGACGACGTGAAGCGTCAGAAGGAAAAGCAGGCTGTGACCAGTGCGAATTGCTACGCTGTGTGGCTGTACGCAAAGGTTGGCGACGTGATCTATGCGGGTTCGGCAATGGCTGCTGCGGCGACCGTGGCGACCGATGCGAACAACGGCGATATTCCCAACGTAAGCCCGGATAACAAGCCTATCTCTATTTCTGCTGCCTGCCTGAAAGATGGAACGGAAGTTCTGCTGGATCAGGAGCAGGCCAATGTGGTCAACTCCTTCGGCGTTGCAACGTGGCTGAACATGAACGGTTTCCGTCTGTGGGGCAACAACACTGCCTGTTATCCCGGCAACACTGACCCGAAGGATCGCTGGTTCAGCGTCCGCAGGTTCTTCTGCTGGGATGATAACACCTTCATCCAGACCTATTTCCAGAAGGTCAGCGACCCGCTGAACAAGCGCCTGATCGAGGCTCTGGTTGACAGCGAGAACGTGCGCGGCAACAGCTTTGTCAGCCGTGGCATTTGCGCCCGCTATGAGCTGCAGTACATCGAATCCGAAAACCCCACGACCGATCTGCTGAATGGCACGGTGAAGTTCCACAAGTATATGTCTCCGTTTAATCCGGCGGAGGACATCGAGGAAATTGTGGAGTTTGATCCCAACGCGATTTCTACCGCGCTGGCGGGCTAACCCAGAAAGGAGGAATAAACAATGGCACTGGACACGAATCTGACCCCGGAAATCGTCAACAGCTTCAACGTTTACATTGACGGCGTGAAAGCAATTGGCACTGCACCGGAAATCACTCTGCCGCAGATCACCTCGGAGACTATCGACGTTTCCGGCGCTGGTATCCTCGGTAAGATTTCCGCACCGAACATCGGCCAGTTTGAATCCATCGAGCAGGAAGTTTCCTTCAACCTCGTATATTCGAGCTTTGTCAACGTCCTTTCTCCGAAGCGTCAGGTGAACCTTACCTTCCGCGTTGCACAGCAGGCGGTGGATAAGAGCCTCGGCTATGCCTATAAGGGCCTGCGCATCGTTGAGGTTGGCCGCGTCAAGGAGTTTACTCCCGGCAAGATCAAGGCGGGCGAGGGCATGGAAGCCAAGGTTAAGCTGGAACTGACCTACATCATGATCGAGAACGACGGCGAGGAAATCATTGCCATCGACAAGCTGAACGGCGTATACCGCGTTCAGGGCGAGGATATGCTGGCAGACGTTACCGCGCTGATCTAACGCCAAAGAAATGAAGCGACCGCCCCGAAAGACCGGGGCGGTCAATTTTTATATCTGAACAGAAAGGAAAACCACCATGGAAAAGAATGTTTCTTCCGTCGCAGAACAGGACAAGACCGCTGAGGTTAAGAAGAACCCGAAGCTGATCGAGTTGGCCCGCCCGTACAAGTTTGATGATAAGGAGTATACCGAGATCGACCTGTCCGGTCTGGATGATCTGACCATCAAGGATGCGGTGCTCATCATCAAGAAACTGTACAACGAGGGCGAAATGGCCGTGATGATTACCCCTGAAACTGCGACTGCATACACCGACGCTCTGGCCGCTGCCGCAACGAAGCTCCCCATCGAGTTTTTCCAGCTGCTTCCCATCGGCGCAAGCAAGAAGGTTCGCCAGACTGTTCAGGCGTCGCTCCGTAGCGCCGCCGCAGAGGAAGATGGCGACGAGGACGAGCACAGCCACATCATGAAGTTCGGCAAGCCCTACACCTACAAGGGCGAAAAATACACCGAAGTTGACCTGTCAGGCGTGGCGAACCTTACCGGCATGAACGTCCGTCAGGCGGAAAACCGCATGGAGGAAGAAGATATTCGCGCAGCGGAAAAGACCCTGAACTACTATTACTGCTGCCTGATCGCATCTATGGCCACCGGTAAGGATGTGGCATTCTTCCTCGGCCTGCCGCTGGCGGAGGCTGTACAGCTTCGCGCAGGGGTGAACCACAAGGATTTTTTCGCCTAAAGGGCGGATACAAAACCATCAGAAAGGCGGCGATAGCCCTCGCCACGGCTACACACACGAGTGCAGATTTCTACCTGAATCTGCCCGTGCGTGAGCTGGTGGAAATCAACGAGGAGGTGGCGGAGGAGTGGCAAAAAATCAAACCCTAGAGCTTTCTATTTTGATCGGCGGTCACGTTGATAACTCGCTGACGCAGGCTGTAAAGTCTGCGAATACTCAGCTCAGCAGTATGGCGAACGGCGCATCGAAACTGGCAGCGAATATCGCAAAAGTAACGGTGGGCATAGCCAGCGGCATTACAGCGGGGCTGGTAGATGCAACAAAAGAAGCAGTTGCATTTGAAAGCGAAATGCTTGATGTGACGAAGTACGTTGGCGGTCTGACGGACGCGAACGGAAAGGTCAAAACGGACGCTTATGCGGAAATGTCGAAAGACATTCTTGACTTGAGCACACAAATTCCGTACACCGCCAAAGAGCTGACACGTCTGGCAGCTGCGGCTGGTCAGTCCGGAAAGAGCATGGATGACCTAATAAGCGGCGGGTTTCTAAAGGACGTTGCCGAAATGGGCACGGCCATGGATATTTCTGCGGATCAGGCAGGCGACTGGGCAGCAAAGTGGGAAGTTGCATTCAACATAAACCACGATCAGGTCATGGAGCTGGCAGACCAGATTAACTATCTGGGTGCCCACTACGCAACGACCGCCGCTGAAATTGCCCAGACCGTAAACGACACCGGCTCTCTGGGTCAAATCGCTGGCATGGATGTTCAGAGCACGGCAGCGCTTTCTACAGCACTGCTGGCAATGGGCGTTGATTCTGGTAAAGTGGCAACATCCATCCGCCGGATGTATACGAACCTTTCTATGGGTTCAAAAGCTACAGATGCACAGTCTGCGGCTTTTGAACAGCTGGGATTTACTGCGGAACAGTTTGCAAAGGATATGCAAAAAGACGCCCCGGCAGCATTGAAAAGTTTGTTTACCGCTATCGGTACTCAGCCGAAAGACAAGCAAGTGGGTTATCTGAAAACTCTGCTCGGTCAGTGGGCCATTGAGAGTGGCGCAAAACTAACCGGCAATCTTGACTTGTTTGTGAAAACGCTGGACGACGTAGGCGATGCTTCTAAGTATAACGGCAGTATGTATAAAGAGTTTATGCTGAAATGCGAAACCTCTGAATCTGTATTGACGATGCTTGGGAGCGCATGGCGGGCCGTCCGCATTGAGGTTGGAAATAATTTCCTTCCGGTGCTGAAAGATGTAGCCGGGTTTGGCATCGAAAAGCTGAATGACCTCCGCGCCGCTCTGCCGGATATTGCAGAACGTGTAAGGCAGGTAATTGAGTATCTGCTGAATAATGGCGATAAGGTAGCTACGACCATCGCGGGTATCGGCACGGCATGGGCAGGAATGCGGTTTGCACCGCAAATCCTGCAGGTGGTATCCAGCGCGACGAAGTTTGCAAGCGGGGCGGCAAGCCCTGTGGGGCTTGTACAGAAGGGCGTGTCTGGCGCAGGAAAAGCTGGCAATCTGTGGCAGGCTGCAAAACTTGGAACACAGCTGGCAAACAGCGCTGTTCCGGCGGGCAGCAATCCTAGCTTCGGGCAGAGAGTGCAGAACACCATCCTTGGTAGCGTCCTTGGAATGCAAAACAGCAAAAAGCTGTTTGGAGCAAAGACACCTGCTGGGATGGCAAAGGCAACGAGTGCGCTGTTTGGCAGCATTCAGCAGGCACAGGCTTCCGGCGGAATAATCGGATTGTTGAAAGGCAGTTCGATAGGGCAATACGGAGCCAGAGTTGCAAGGTCTGCAAAAAATCTGGCGGGGACAGACTTTATTCAGAACACGGTCGGCGTTGGAAAGTGGATCGGCCAAAAAGTTGCCGGTACACAACTTGGCGGCTTTGTAGGGAACATGGGCCAAAAGGCTATGGGCTTTGGACAAGGATTGCTGGGCGGAGCAAAAAACATTGCAGGAACGGCAATTGGCGGCGTAAAAAATCTGGCAGGCCGCGCAGCATCTACTAAAGCTGGACAATTTGCCTTAAACGTTGGCGGGGGAATTGCGAAAGGAACAGGGGACACGTTCAAGTTCCTTGGTTCTGGACTGAGCCTAGCCAACACGGCGGTAGGCCCGATAGCCGGTAAATTGGGCGGTGCATTTATGGGATTGCTCGGCACCTTCGGCCCGGTGATTACCGGAATCGGTGGAATCATCGCAGTGGTCAGTCTGCTGGGAGATCACTTTGAGGACATCCGCCAGATCGTCGGGAACGTGTTCGGCGAAAAGGGACTGGCAATGTTTGATGGATTTACGAGTAAAATCCACGATATTGCAGGCAACGTCCGAGATTCGGTGAGCAATGCATTCTCTTTGGAAAACCTGCAAAACATCCAGCAGAGCTTGAGCGGAAAGAGTATTTTCGGTATCGACGACTTGGGAACCACCTTCGGGGCAGTGATACCGATTATCGAATCGGTGAAAGGGCTGATTGGACAGATCGTAGACCTCGGAGTGAATCATATTAAGCCGCTGCTGGCTGATATTATGAGCTTCGCTGTAAACGAATTGTTCCCCGCAGTGTCGCCGCTGATAAGCATGATTATCAGTCTGGTTGGCACAACCCTGATAAACGCAATCAAGCTCGTCGTCGATGTGATCCACGGACTACTGCCGGTGATTGAACCGGTTATTCAGGGCATCGTCGGGTTGATAAAGGGCATTGTATCGGTGACGATTACGGTTGCGAATGCAATCATCGGCACGTTGAACAAATTGTCTTTTACGGTGCCTGATTGGGTGCCCGCCCTCGGTGGAAAACAATTCGGCTTCAACCTGAAAGAAGTTGCAATGCCTGCCTTTGCGAACGGCGGTTTTACTCACGGTGTCAGCATTGCAGGCGAAGCTGGAACAGAGGCGGTTATCAGCTTCAAGCCTAGTGTTCACGATAGCAACGTCGAAAACTGGGTGCGTGCAGGCCGGATGCTGGGAGTGTCTGGCGAGGATGCAACTCGTGCGGCGGGTGTACGGTATTTTGCAAACGGCGGTTTCACCGACGGAAGCAAGGAAAAACTGGACAACCTGATTGATTTCTCCAAAGCATACGGTAAGTACGCACTGCGTTCCAATGGCATCCGAACCACCGGCGACGCTTTGTCGATGCTATGGACGGTCGCCAACAACTCAATGTCTGGTGACGCTTCGCTTGCACTGGCGGCGACCAGCCTTGCAGCTGATGTTGCTCCGCTTCTGCTGAACAAGTACCTCGGAAGTGACAGCCCTGTAACCACTGCACTGACCGAAGCAGCCAAAAACTACAACGGCGGCACGGTGCTTTCAAGCTGGCAGGACGGTGTCCTTACAGACACAGGAACGCCGCTTTATGTGCTGCCGCCGAGGGATACCGGGCGCACGCTGTCCGAAATCCCGGTGAGCGCATATCAGAATACACCTGTACCCGGCGGCAACGGCGGAAGCTCTCCGCAGTTTGTATTTGCTCCGAACATCACAATCACTGGTGATGCAGACCGCCAGCAGATTGCTTCGATTATGGAGGACGAGTACGAAAAGTTCAAAGCCTTTATGGACAAATACAACCGAGAAAACAATCGAACCCGGTATGCATAAGGAGGTGGCCTGATGTCTTACACGACAAAGAGCGGTGACACTTGGGATGGTATTGCAAAAACTGTCTACGGTGACGAGTTGAAAGCCGATGTGCTGATGACTGCCAACCGGGAGTATATCGAGGTGTACAAGTTTGATTCCGGGGTGGTGCTTGCCACGCCGGAAGTGGAAGTTAAGGCAAAAACAGACGAAAGTCTGCCGCCTTGGAAAAGGTGAGGTGTGAGGGATGATTACGCCACGTCAAGCGTTCCTGACGCTTGAATATGACGGAAAGGACATTTCAAGCGACATCCGCAAAGATGTGGAAAACTTCACATACACCGATAGCGGTTCGGATTCGAGTGACAGCCTTTCTATTAAGGTAAACGCGATGGATCACAAGTGGATCGATTCGTGGATGCCAGACAAGGAAGCTGTGCTGCACCCGACCCTCTGCACGACAAACTGGATCGTGCAGGGGGATAGAACCGTTTTGGATTGTGGAACGCTGGTAGTTGATGATCTGAGCTTTTCGGCCTGCCCGGATGTTTTGACGATTGGAGCGGTCGCCCGGCCAAACGGGACGAGCTTTCATGAAAAAAACAGAGAGCAGGTTTGGAAGAACACGAGCATCAAACGCATTGCAGAAACCATTGCTGGGCGGTACGGCTTGGAATGCAAGATGGATGCAGAGGATGTCAGCGTCGCTCTGAAAGAACAGGACGATAATGACAGCTCTTTCTTGCAGAAAATTTGCAGCACATACGGGCTGATCCTCAAAACATACCGGAACAAAATCTGGATTTTTGACCGTGAAAAGTACAAGAAAAAGGATTCGGTAGCAACGGTAAAACCGATTGACATTGTGCCCGGCTCGTTGAGCTGGAACACAACGCTGGCAGGAACATACACCGGAGGCGAGTTCACTTATTCCAACCAAAAGAAAAAAGTGAATATCAAGGTGACAATCGGAACGGCAGACCGGATGTTGAAGCTAAACCAGTATGCATCAAGTGAAGCGGACGCAAAACGGCAGCTGCAGGCGGCTATCGACAACAAAAACCATTCGGCTACAACCATTTCCTTTACAACTATGGGAAACCTGACATATTGCGCGACGCAGTGTATTGACGTGGAAGGATATGGGAAAATCGACGGAAAATATTACATGGACAGTGTAGGGCACACCATGAATAAATCCGGCGGTTTTGTGACGAAGGTCTCAGCAAGCAGAGTGGGAGGGTGACACGATGAGCAGCGTCATTCGCATTGGCACAGTGTCCAAAGTGAATTACGAGGATGGCACAATTGAAGTTGCATATGAAGATCGGGACGGTTCTGTGACCGATGAAATCTGTGTGGTTTCAAATGCGCTGTACCGGATGCCGGTTGTCGGTGCTATGGTTTGCGTTCTCCACAATTCCGATAGTCAGGAAATGGGAACGTGCATCGGAACGTTCTGGAATGAGGATAACAAGCCGGTCGGTGGAAAGAAACAACGTTACCGGTATGACTACAACGATAAGAAGGGCAAAGCCTTTGAACAATACGATGGAGATAGCGGAGACTATGAAGAAAAAATCGACGGGAATGCAAAAGAGACCATCGGTAAAAATCTGGACTTCACTGTTGGTGGGGACGTGACCTTCAAGGTCGGGGCTTCGACCGTCAAGGTTTGCCAGAGCGGAACGATTGAAATTACCGGAACGACGGTGAAAATCACAGGAGCAACGGTGAATATTTCGGGCGGCTCTGGCGACTGCAAAATCAATGGCGTAAGCCTTGTGAATCACAAGCACGAACATGACGGGTCGGCAAAAGCTGGCCCGTATACTGTTTCGGGGAATACCGGCGTCCCGGTAAAGTGAGGGGGTGTTCTTTATGGCATGGGGCAGCATCGGTAGCTTTGCTGGACTGGTGTTTACAGTATCAAGTTGGCGAGTTCTTACGCCGGACAACATCAGTGGAAGTACGTCGAGCAACTGGGCGACGCACAGCGTGATCGGCGGAAAAGATAAAAGCGAATATGTAAGTCCCGGCCTGCGAGAGTATCAGTTCAACATTACGCTTAGTTCAAGGCTGGGAGTAAATCCGCGAAAGGTCTTTGACGCCCTAATGGATTTGTGCGAAGCCGGAGCAGTAGACTACTTCATCATCAACAACAGGCCGGTTTCTCAAAATCCGTTTATGCTTGAAAAAGTAGCGGATGAATGGGGCGCGGTACATCGGTTCTGGGGACTGACAAGCGGAAAGCTGACCTTGACGCTAAAGGAGTACACATGAGCGGTGAGCTGGAAAAGCTGATACTGGGCGATATTGATGTAGAGATCAATCCGTCTGAAAGCACAGAAGAACGGGATGTATATAACTGTCTCAAGACGCTTTATGGGAGCCGAGAAGGTGAACAGGCACTTGACCGGGAGTTTGGCCTGAACATGGACTGCTTGAGCCTGCCAGCCGAAGCTGCCGAAGCGAAGCTCACGGCAGAGATCATCCGAAAGACAAAAAAGTACGAACCGAGGGCACAAGTGCTGGAAGTAAGCTATGAAACCAGCCGAAGCCAGCAGGGGAACATTCGACCGAAGGTGGTGATAAACATTGTCTAATATCGCTGAATTTGCCGAAATCCCGGAGTATAGCGTCACAGATAATATGACGCTTGAGGATGTAAATAATCTGGTGACAGAAATTTACACCCGAAATTACAAAGCGGTAAACGGAACAACCCCGCCGTTGCACAGTGCTGACCCAATCACTCTTACGCTGAAAAGTATTTCTGAGCTGTATTACATGGTGCTGCAGGTTGCAGAAAAAAGAACCCGCTGCGCCTTGCTGAAAACAGCAACGGGTGCAGCGCTGGATAATATGGGGCTTCCGTTCGGCGTGAAGCGGAATGAAGCAACCTATGCAACGGTGACAATCCGATTTAATCTTTCGGCTGAACAAAAAACAGTTGTAATGATTCCACAGGGAACCCGCGTCAGAACTGCCGCGGGTATTTATTTTGCCACAGCGGCCTATGCACAGATTGCCATTGGCGAGACCTATGTTGATGTGTTGGCGCAAGCCGAGGTGGTAGGAGCCAGCGGAAACGACGTTCCAATCGGCGTTGTCGATACGCTGGTAGACGCCATTCCTTATGTTGCGGCAGTGGAGAATGTGGATACATCCAGCGGCGGCGCAGACGCGGAAAGCGACGATAGCTTGACCCGGCGGATTTGGCTGTCACCGACAACGTATAGTTGCGCAGGGCCGCGAGACGCCTACGAGTATTGGGCAATGAGCTTCCGCTCTGATGTGGAAAATGCAATTGCAGTCAGTCCACGGAGCCAGCCTTGCACAGTGTATATCTTTTTCATGCTGACGGGCGGAAGGATGCCGAGTGAAAAGGATATGAGCGAAATGCAAGCATATCTGATGAACGAAGCTCGACGCCCCATGACAGATCAGGTGATCTGTAAGGCCCCGGAAGAAGTGGAGTACGGAATTGACTTTACCTATTATATCGGAGCGGGCAACGCGAAGGGCGCAAGTATTGTTCAGGAAAACGTTACAAAAGCTGTTGAGGAATTTCAGCAGTGGCAGCGCTCCATCGGGAGAGACATTAGCCCGATGGAATTGATTTATCGCTTGCGTGTCGCTGGCGTAAAACGAGTAGAGCTTAGACAACCGGTTTACATGGTAGTCGAAGGCGGTTCGGATTTGGAAAAAGCAACAGTGCAAATCCCAAAACTGAGCGGAACCCCGACGATCATCTACGGAGGTGTCGAGGATGATTAAGCTGCAGGACGCGAGAATTGCAGATGGACTGCCGCGGGTCGTTGCTGAACAGCCGTGGGCAAAGGTGCTGTCTGCAGTATACGGGGAACTTCAAGGCCGGATGCTGGAATATCTGGCAACGGGCATGACGTTCTCGGATGTGGATAACTGTAGCGAGGGAATGCTGGATCAAATGGCAATCTATCTCAAAATCGAATGGTACGATTCTGCCGCCGATATTGAGACGAAGCGTAAGCTCGTAAGAACCGCAATTGAAATCCAGCGTTATGCAGGAACGGTAAAGGCTGTTCGTGAACAGGTGGAGACAATTTACAAAAAAGCCAGAATTGAGGAATGGTTCTCGTATGGGGGGACACCGGGATTCTGGAAACTGTATGTTGACATCACCGACGATCAGGAAACATATCACACCGCAGCAGAAATGGAAAAGCTGCTGGGCTACACAAAACGCTGCACTGCTCACCTTGAGCACATCATCTACACCATCGAACCGCATGAAAGATCGCCCGCCTACATCGCCGCCGTACCATGCGGCATGGCGACATCCTGCACCGTAAAGGTCCCCGGTAGGATCAAGCCGCGGGAAGTTGGCGCAAAGGCGTATGTTGCCGGTGCGGTCGGAAGATCGAAAATGCAGGTTGCCGTGGCGCTGCCCGGTGCCGTTGAAGCAAAGGCAGTGAAAGCACGAGCCTTTACGGCGGGCACTGTTGAGCGGTCGCACACGGCGATAAACATTGTTATTGGAGGACAGACAACGTGAGTTGGGAAAAATCTAACTACACCGCCGCCGGTGCCGCCCTGCTGTCGGAATCTCTCTCCGGTGGTGCGCTGGTAATCACCCGCGCTGTGAGCGGCACCGGCACGGCAGACGCAGACCTTTCGGAGGAAACCGGGGTAAGCGGCGAAACACATGACCTGAAATTGCTGGACATCGAAACTGTTGAAAGCAACGGCGAAACTGCCCGGCGGGTAAAAATCCAGATCACCGGTGCGGATGAAACGTACATCATGCATCAGGTGGGCGTTTACGGCAGGCTGAACGACGATGCAGAAACACTCCTGTTTATTATGCAGGATGCACGCGGAGTGGAGGTCCCGTCCACGAAAGTGAACGGCGATTTTGAAATTGAGCTGTCGGCGCTGCTTGCTGTGTCGAACAAGGCCAATATCAGCATTACCGTTGACCCGCAGATGCAGGCTCTCGCAAAG